AAGCTGTGACTGCACACTTACAAGCTAATCCTGCAGATGCTGAAAAATTGCGTCAAATTGATTTAGAAGAGTTTAAAGTTGAAGTAGAAGACCGTAAATCAGCTCGTGAAATGCAAATTGCTGCATTGCAACAAGATAGCTGGTTTGCAAAGAATTTCTTGTATGTGTTTACAAGTGTATGGTCTCTCTTTGCTATGATTTATTTCAGTTGGGTTACATTTGGAACCATTCCTGAATCGGGCATACGAATGGCAGATACCATTCTTGGCGTACTGATTGGTACAGTGTTAACTGGCTTCTTTAACTTTTATTTTGGATCTAGTAAAGGTTCAAAAGATAAGAATGATGCCTTAATGAAAGCAATGAAATGAACTTAACCGCAAACTTTACTCTTGCAGAAATGATCAAGAGCAGTAAAGCCGTAGAATTAAAAATTGATAACACTCCTGGTGAGAAGGAAGTCGTTAGTTTAAAGATTCTTTGTGAAAATGTATTACAGAAAGTTCGTGATCATTACAAACGATCTGTAGGCGTTAGTTCTGGTTTTAGATGCCCTACTCTCAACGTTGCTGTTCGTGGTTCACTCACATCTGACCATTGTTTTGGTCAAGCAGCTGACATTGAGATTGCAGGTTTAGCTAACCCAGAACTTGCACAATGGATTATTGACAATCTGGACTTTACTCAGGTTATCTTGGAATTCTATAAGAAAGGTGAACCTAACTCTGGTTGGGTACATGTCTCTTATAATCCTGCTAACTTGAAGAAAGAAGTTTTAACTGCAGTCATTCAAGACGGCAAAACTGTTTATTTAAAAGGCTTGCATGCCTAAGAAGGAAAAGAAGATGAATATCCCATCTAATAAAACCGAAGCTACCACTGAAGTAACTGAGACTGAAGTTAAAGAAACTGAAGTTGAGACAAATGATGCAGTACAGCAAACTGATGCTGCTAAAGTTGAGACTCCTGAAACTCAGGAAGAAGCTGTAGTCGCTCATGTGTCTGTTGAAGGCGCATTCAGTGATGCAGACCGTGTTCCAGCTAACTGGAGCATCCAACCAACTGAAGATGGTATTGAAGCTTTCAATGGTACTACAGGCTCACGCTTTGAAGGTTCCATTGCTGACTTCAATGCTAAATTGAAAGGCTAATCATGGCTGTAAACGCTGCCCAAGCTTCTGTGAAGACCGTTGCGGATCCTAATGCATCATATGAATCGTTGAAACCCTTGTGGACCAAAAGCAGAGCTGTTTGCAGTGGGGAGCGTTTCGTTAAAGACTATGATGCAATTGTAGATACCACTGGTTTTAAGAATCTATTGATTCCATTTTCACCATCGATGTCTCAAAAGCAATATGAGTTCTACAAAGCTGAAGCTGAATTGCCAGGTATTACTGCACAATTTAGTAAGATGTTAGTAGGCGGTCTTTTACGTAAAAAGCCTGTTTTATCATTACCTAAAGATGCACCAGCCGAAGCCCAAGATTGGATTATGAATCAGTTTGGTAAGGATGATGCATCTTTAACAGCCTTCCTTGATCAAGCTTTGTGGGAAGAAGTTCAGACTTCTCGTACATGGATTTTTGTGGATTACCCAAATATCCCTGACGCTGAAAAGCTTACAAAGCAAGATGTTGCAAAATACAAACCATACCCTATCATTCATCAAGCCGATGCTATTATTAACTGGCGTGTTAGAACTGATAACTATGGTAAGACAGTGTTAGATCGCGTTGTTGTTAGAGGTTTTACAGAATCTTTCACTGAGAACGAGTTTCACCCTACTTATAAAGATACTGTCTGGGTTCACGAGTTAAACGCTGAAGGTAACTATCAAATTCGAAAGTTTATTCGTGCTGATAATAACACTAACGTGCCTATTATTGCTGGTCAAGTGCAAACTAACCATGGTGTGAATAAGCCTAGATTCGACTTAGTTGAAACTACTTTACCAATTGCAAATGACATTAATCTTAAAGTCATTCCTGCTTGGCCTTTAAATGGTGCTATCGATGCTGTTGAACCAATGCTATCTCCTATCATTGATAAGGAAGTAGCTTTGTACAACAAAATCAGTAGACGTAACCACTTACTCTATGGAGCTTCAACATACACTCCTTATATCACATCAGATATGCCTGATGAAGATTTTGATGAGATCGTTGATGGTGGTTTAGGTACTTGGATTCGTTTACGTCAAGGCGATACAGCTGGTGTTCTTGAAACACCTACTGATGCTTTGGCTGACATGGATAGAGCTATTGCTGCAGGTATTGAAGAGATGGCTAGATTAGGTATCAGGATGTTAAGCCCTGAATCCCAACAATCTGGTGTTGCTCTTGAAATTCGAAATGCTGCTCAAACAGCTCAATTAGGTACTTTGAATAATAAGATTAGTGCTACTATGGCACAAATCATTGCATTCATGCTTAATTGGAAGTTTGATAAACAGTACAAAGCATCTGATATTGAGTTTTCACTATCAGCTGACTTTAATCCGATTCCTCTTGGTGCTGATTGGTTGCGTCTTGCAACTGAATGGTATGAAAAAGGCCTTATTCCTCGTTCTATCTGGTTAACTATGTTGAAACAAAACGACATGGTATCTCCAGACTATGATGATGGAGAAGGTAAACTTGAGATCAACGGTGATCAGTTATTAATGCCTAAGGGTGATAGTAACTTTGCCGATGATTTGTTGAACCAAAATAAATGAGGTTTGAATGACCGTTAATGCTAATACCCAAATATATGACAAAGCTATAGATAGGGCGGCTATGATTCGCCTTTATGACAGACGTTTGCAAGGTAAGGTGTCAGTTGTTTTGGACGGTCATGAAGTCCGAGTTGACAAATTAATCCGTGAGGCTAACCTGTCTACAGGTGGCTTTACGCGATTGAGAGAAGCTATCGATCAAGAACTTCAAAGGACTCATAGAGATACATTTAATGTGTCTTCGAGTTCTTTGATGGATCTTGTGTCTGATCAAGTTTCTTATGCTTACCAAAACTTAGAGTCTACTCTAGGTCAAATCTGGCGAGCTGAAAGACCTCCTAAACGTGTGTCTGAGGATATTGTTCTTCAGAAGCCGCTTATCGAGAATAGAACACTGGCTCAAGGTTGGGCTGGTGTTTCTTCTTCTGAAAAGAAAAGAATTGAATCTGTAATACGTAAAGGTATTGCAGAAGGCAGAACATTAAATGAAATTGCTGTTGATGTTAGAAAAGGTAATGTTCATAGCATTACTCGCTTCCAGTCTCGTGCTCTTGTTACTACTGCTATCACATCAGTAACCGCACAGGCCGATCACGAAGTTTACAAGGCCAACGAAAAGGCGTTAGAGGGGTGGCAGTATGTGGCCACGCTGGACGCTAGAACCACGCTCTTGTGCTCGCACAGGGACGGCCATATCTACCCCATCAGCGACACGGCGCACTTGCCTCCTGCCCACTTTCATTGTCGTTCTACAACAGTTCCAGTTACTAAAGGCTGGAGTGCTCTTGGTGAATTAGAAGGTGTGGCCCAAGTAAGGCGTGCTAATATTAAGAAACTTTCTGATAAAGAGATTGCGTTCTATGATGGACAAACTCCAATGCGTGAGACTTACAATGATTGGCTTAAACGTCAACCAGAAGATGTTCAGATTAGACATTTAGGCGATTATCAGAAAGTCGAATTATTTAGATCAGGTGATCTTACAGTAGATCAGTTTACTAATCCAGAGGGTAACTCTTTAGGTATTCGTGAATTACGAGCATTAACAAGTGCTGGTTATACCCTACCTGGCGATACTAAACGTTTTGCTGCAGCTAAACAAAAGTTAGATGCAATGCAATTATGGGCTACTACACCTGATGATCTGATTAATAATAAAGATTTAAAGAAAACACTAGCTGATTACTACTTGCTTCAAGCAGGTGAATTGGATGGTACTCTTTCAGTTACTAACTATCGAGGTGCGTTACTTGGTACTAAGAAGTCTATGAGACAACGAGTATTGACAAGCCCACCGAGTGAAGAACAACTTAAGTTTAACCCTATAACAGGCCGTTATGAAGATATTAGATTATATCAACCTAACATTGCTGTGCTTAACAATAACCTCAGACTTGTAAAAGAGAGTGAGCGTTTGTTAGATAAGGATAAAGAGTTTATTACAGATTTTATTGATTCTCTAGATGAAAAGATGAGCGTCAATGAGCGTGCTGTTATCACAGATAATCTTAGAATTATCTTTGGCAGGTATCGTGAAAACAAAGAAATCTGGGGTAACTTTAAAGCTGTTGTTCAGTCTCAAATTAAGTTTGATGTAATGAACGTATCAGATTATATTGAGACACAAATTCGTAAAGATCAAGATGTATTGAAACGATTACTGCAAAGTAATTATTTAGATCCTGTTCTTGGTCCAGTTCAACTTGACGACTTACATGAAAACTTCTTAAATAATATTCGTGCTAAGAATGCTTGGGAAGATTTTACAGCTCCTAAGATTGCAAATGAATTACGAAATGTCTTTGACTACAAGATACCTGTGCTTCTTAAACAGCGTATCTCAGATAGTGAATTACAACAGTTCTATTTAAGATTTGCACATAGACTTAGCCTTGCAGATACACCAGATCGAGATCAATTTGCTGTTGCTTTAGGTAGAGACCTCTACAACATGGCAAACTTGAATGGTGACAGGAAGAAATGGTATACTCTTGGTATGAGCTTGTTGGAAGCTAAGAATGTGAAGAAGTTCTTTGAAGTTGAAACCTTTGGTGTTCAAAAGAGAAGAATGAAGAGTAAGATGAGTGGTACATACTTCGGTCCGTACTACGATACTCTTGCTTTTAACATTCGTGTAACTGATAAGCGTGTTCAAGATTATGCTCAACTTACTCGTAAGGTTGATTTAGGTCTACGTGTTAGTGTAACAGAAGACAAGAATCGATTAGTATTTAGAGAAGGTTTTAAGACATATTTTATTGATAGAGGTATTCTGGGTTACGAAGATACTAGAATTCCAATTACATCAACAAGCAGTTTCAGTGACTTTCCTGCAGAGTTTGTTGATAAGAATATGGCTGATGCTCTTAATTGGGCAGCTCAATCTAAATATAAAATTGATGAAGACTATTTTGACTTTGTACAAAAGTTATTGTACTTTGAAGACGATAAAGGTAAAGCAAAGTTTTACAATGAGTTGAATGAGTATAGAAAGTTTATTGCTGCTAGAGGTGATGCATACGAACGATTTAAATCAATGGAATGGTTACGCAAGAGTGGTAAAGCTTTTAGCAATCATCCGTTTGTTGATCATCGTGCTCGTATCTATGATCGTGGTTTAATTAGTCCACAATCAGGTGAAACATTCCGACCTTTCCTTAATACAGCTGAGTTAAGAAATTTTAGTGCAGATGGTTTTGAAAACTTACAAGATCAAGTTGGTGCTTTCTTAGGAGGTCTGAATGACTTCTTAGAAGGTAGATACAACTCTCTTACAATTACTGGAAGACAGAAGATTGCTGAGAGATGGAGACCAGAGATTGTTAAGATTGGTAATCATATGTTGAGAGGTAAACCTAACGACATTAGAGCTATCTTAGAGTCAGAACTTGTATCAAAAGTAGATGGTGAAGAACAAGGTAAATTCTTTAGATTTGCTATGGAAATGGCTAAGATTGATAATTACCTTGGTGGCAACTATAGTAAGAAGAATCTTGAGAAACTTTCTGATTATAAAATTGCTTTAGCATTGGAACAAGATGCTTCTTCGTCAGGTGCTCAAATTATCGCGCTTACAACAAGAAATAAACAGCTTGCAGAGCTTAGCAACGTCATCCCAACAACACAAAAGAAACGTTTGTATGATGAAATTGCAGCAGCAACTTACAATGATCCTCGTTTCAAAGTTATTAACGAAAAGTTAGGACTTACTGAAAAGGATTTACGTAAAGCTGCTAAAGCTCAAAACATGGTTACTTTCTATGGTGCGGGTGAACGTACTGGCATTTTGAACGTCGAAGGTAAGCTTGGTAAAGTTCTAGGTAAAGACACAAATACACTCGTTGTGAAGGCAGCTGATCGTGATATTGTGTTGAATGAAATTAGTGCTAGAGTAGCTCGTTATGAGCGCTTTGACCCTGAGACAGCTGAAGAACTTAGACAGCTTAGACAAAACGTTAGAGATGTGTTCAACAAGGGTTTAGACCCAGGTGATGATATCTTAGAACAGCTCTATTTCTTGGAACCTAAAACCAAGGATTTAGTTGAGAAGCTATCTCATTCTTATGAAAAGGTTATTACTCCTGATGACTTCAAGAGTATTGCTAAAATCATGAGCGAACAACTTGCTGAACAAGTTCCTATTCTTAAAGACTTTACAAAGTTCTTTGGCAGACTTGCTGAAGATTATTTAGTAAATGCTAAGCCAAGTGATGCTGATTTCGATTGGAAAACAATTGCTAAGATTGCGTTACGTGGTAGTAAGAAGAAGGGGTATGTCTTACCTGATTACATTAGTAAGACTCTAGGTTTAAAACCTGGAGAACCTGTAAGTGAAAAGATTCTCAAACGATTTGGATTTTGGAAACCTAATGGTAACTTAAGTGATATTATATATGGTGTTGATTCTCCTGAAACAAGAAGAACTGGTGCTAAGTATTTAAAAGTAGAACTAACCGTTCCTACTGTTGATCTTAAGAATGCTGCTTTAGGTAAAGAAGTCACATTGAATGAACTTGAATTGTTTTATGCAAACAAATTACCAAAGAGTTGGACAAACGTACCTTGGGTGAATTTTGATGGCAAAGTCATCGAACAGAACTTCACTCAACAGTTTGAAGAGCGTTTACGCTATAAAGACAAAGATGGTAATTGGGTGAATAATATTCTTCAAGTTCCACAAAAGACTGAAGCTAGTTGGTGGGATCAAGCTATTAATAAATCTGGAAAGATTAATGATATTGCTGATGCTACTAAAGCTAGAACAGCTTTTGCCGTTAATGGCAACCACTCTAACGATGCTGTAATTGTTAAACGATTCCATTTGTGGGGTAAGAAAGCTGGAATTTCGACTTCTACAATTCATGACGCGTTCTTTGCTAATGCTGCTGATATGCTTCAAGCACGTCAAGCCCTTAGAGAAATCTATGGTAAGACATTAGAAAAGAATGTGATTAAGAACACACTAGAAGAAATGCGTTCCAGAGGTTTACCTCAAGAGCTTTATGACAAGTATCTAGAAGAAGCTATTGACTTAGGACTAATACCAGTTGCTGGTAAGTCAAGAGTTGGTGGTAAGATAATTACAGAAAAAGATATTCTGGAATTAGACGATATTTTGAAAGAAGTGCCAAAGGGTTTCAAAACCGATTACGGTTGGTATGGTGTAGGTTGAACTGACCCCGTTAAATTAACCCAGGTCTGAAGTTGATTATTATATTGACTTCAAAAATCTTATTTAATTGAAAGTAAGGATTGTAATCTTTACTAACTCTGAGTTGTACTCAAAAGGAAATGAAATGTCTGATAATCAGAATACCGAAGATCTTAATAATACAGATCAAAACCAAAATACTGACGACAAAAACAAACAAACACCAGCTTCACAACCGAATGCTGATGATAAAACTGTTGATGTTGTTAAACTTGTTCAAGAGAAAGTTGATGAGCAACTAAAAGACATTAAGTCTAAGCTTGACAAAGCTTATGGTTCTCGCGATGAAGCCTTGAAGAAGGTTGCAGAGTTTGAAGCTGCAAAGAAAGAAGCTGAATTACAACGTCTCAAAGAAGAGGGCAAGCATAAAGAAGTTTATGAAATGCAACTCGCTGAAGAGAAAGCCAAGCGTGAAGCTGCTGAAAAACGAAATGTCGAACTTACTCGCGACATTGATGTTCGTAATGCATTGGGCGCTCAACCTTTCCGTAATGATAATGCACGTGAGATGGCATATCGTGAAATTGTTGGACAACTTGTTCAAAATGAACAGGGTGTATGGGTTCACAAAACTGGCGCTAGTATCGCCGATTATGTGGCTGCATTTGCAGATAATGATACTAATTCTTTCCTATTCAAACCAAAAGCATCTTCTGGTTCTGGTAGCTCTGGTGTCAACACCTCTAACACTTCATCTGACAATAAATCGCTATTTGCGATGTCTCAAGATGAAGTACTCAAAATGGCAAGAGAAGGTAAATTACGAAAGTAACCTTCTCCTTACACAATCTAAGGATTAAAAATGACTGCTAAATCTAATCTCGCTGGTGCTGACCAGTACGTTCTGCAAGAAGCTATTAGCGCTTACTCAGACGAAGCTTACACCAATGCCAAGAAATTGTCTGGTACTGGTATCGTTGGTTCTAACCCAAACATTGACACTTCGACTGAGACCTTCACTGGTCAAGTTCGTTGGTTCAAGCCTCTGAACCCTACTGTTAACGTTGCTTCGTTAACTGACTCTACTGATGGTACTAAGACTACCTACAGCTCTGAGTATGTTAACTACATCAAGACTGTTCGTACACATGGCGCTGAAAAAGTGAACATGCAACAAGTCGTGACTCAACAAGATGGTTTGGCTAAAGTTGGCCGTGACTTCGCTGAGACTCGCTCGCAAGACGAACACAATGCTATCCTCTCTATCTTGAAGGGTGTGGCTATTGCTGAAGCTTTGAATGGTTCTGCTGCTGGTTCTGGCGCTGCTGGTCTGGGTGGTCAAACATTCGAAAACGATCCTACTGACAAGCGTTATGGCTTCTACGTGGATTTGGGCGCTGGCAAGACTGTTGTTGATGCAACTTCTGCTGTCCAAGGTGCTGCTCGTGC